TCCAAGACTACCGGAAATTAAAAATTTAGCTGACAAAATTATCTCTATGGTAAAAGCAGAAGCAGCTAAAGGAGAATTAGGGTATATTAGAACAATGGAGGAGATTAGATATCAACAAGAAGATGACTTCGAAAGAACTCCAGAATGGAATAAAGCTAAAGGTATTAGAGCTGACTTTGATGACTACGGTAGTGGTACTAATGAAGGCAGAAATGTAGACGATCTTTATGATACTACAATTCATACTATGAAAAGACTTGCTAAAAAATATAAAGCAGGAGATAATTCAGTAGTACCTCATTTAAAGAAACTTACAGATATTAAAAAGAAGCTTGAACAAGAAAAGATTAAAAAAGCTTCCAATATAGGTAAAGGTCAAGAATTAGATGAAGGTAGAGGAGATGGAGATGCTATTAATGACATTATAATTAATATGGCTAATGAGGACGATATCTCTACTAGAGAAGCAGCAGAAGAAATCATAGATCATATTACTCATATATTCATCAATACTAAAGGTGTTGAAGAAGCTGAACTTGATAAAAAAGAAAAAAACCAAGTTAAGAAGATTGTAAAGCAATTAAAGAAGTCTGTTAAAGGACATGGCAATCAAGCTAAGTACTTAGATAAATTATCCAAAGAATCTGCTCCTGGATATAAACATGATTGTGCTGCTAAAGTAGTCCACGAAAAATACGGTGAAGGTAATACCATTCCAGAAAAACATACATTAGTAAAAGAAGGAAATAAATACGTAGTTACTCATTATGATGTTTTATTCGAAAACGGAAAGACAGTAACGGATATTCCAGTAAGTGAATTAGATGTTAAAACTTCTAACGAACACTGGCATAAAGGGTACAAAAAGAAAAAGAAGTAAGACATGCACAAGTTAGAAAAACTTATATTAGAGCAGTATGCTGCTATTGAAGAACGTAAAAAGATAAAAGACCTTCCAAAAGAGTTTGTAGATGCTATTGAAAAAAGATATGGTAAAATGCATCCACAAGATTTCTTTAGTGATGATATGTCCCGTTATATGAAGTTTGATGGTACAAATAAAGTAACTGGATCTACTGCTCATAAAGTTATTCCTATAGCATCATTTGAAAAAATGTATGAAGATTTTCAAGATATCGTTGAAGATCTAAAACAACTAATGAGGGATAAAGATGTTAGGACTGATAAAGCAGCTAGAGAATTATTTGAGCTTATAAGAACTAACTTTAGAAAATTACAAAGGTATCTAAGAACTGAACGCCCTGATCAGTATGCCTTGATTAGAAATAGAGCAGCACTAGCAGAGTTACATGAAATGTTCGTTAAACACGCTACTCTTATCAAAGAAGAAAGGGAACATGATTTAAAATTAGGTAGAGTTAAAAATATAGATATATTTGTACAAGACCAATCGTCATTTGTAGATACAATGTTCTATATTTTAGTTGATACTAGAAATGGAAAAGAATACCAAGTAGCTGTTGATGTAGGAGGAGAAGCAGTAGATTTAAATTACGTAAAAGAAGAAATTCCTATACTAGCTAAGATGGGCTTTCCTGATGGAGATGCTATTGGTAATTTTATCGTCAAAGATATAAATAAAGAGTTAGAAGAAAGTAGTATATTAAAAGAATCAATGTTAGATGAGTTACAAGAAGACGAAGAACCAACACCTGAAGAAGAACCTGATACAGAAGCTCCAGAGGAAACTGTTTTGGAAGATGCTACTGACGTCATACTCGGAAAATTTCCAACTGTTAAAGCAGCAATCATTAAACTCCAAACAGAAGATTTCAAAGAGTTTGTAGACTCTATTGATTGGATATCACCTAGACCTTCATCATTTAGAGTTAATCTAAAAAACGGTCAAGACTATATTTTAAAATGGAACGGTAAAACATTCGAAGCTCAAATATTAGGAAAAAGATATTTACTTTCTAACATAGCAGAATATCAACAAGCATTAGATAAATTAGCTATCCTTTATAAAGAAGCACCAATGAGTGGAGCTGGAGATGGTGAACCTGCTGATACTGACACCGGAGGCGGTGGTGGCGGCGGAGGAGAGTTTCCTGGAGATGATGCTGCTGGTGGAGGAGAAGAAGGAGGAGAAGATCTAGGAGCAGATGATGCTGGTGGAGAAGAAGGAGCTGATTTAGGAGGTGAAGAAATTGACTTTGAAGAACCAGCCGAAGAACCTGAAGCATAATGAATCTTATAGACAAAGCAATATTAGAATGGTCTTACAAGACTACTAAAGGATATCCTGACATTAATAGTCAAGAGGATATAGCTTTGTTTGAATCTATGTTTGGGTTTAATTTACTGGAAGGTATAGTTGAAAAAAATATACGTCAAGCATTAATAGATAAAAACCCAGGATTCTTTAATACTCAATCTGCTGATTCTAGAATAGCAAATTTAAAAAAGATATCTGCTGAAGAATTTGTTAATAAAATTAAAAGTACCTTCAGCATAGATAACGTTACAGTACACCCACCTAACTCAGGACCTAATAAAAAATCTATAACTTCTGCTGCTAGTTCTAAATTTAATATGTTTGAATTTGAGGTAGACGGTAAACAAGTTAGATTACTCCTTTCCGGTGGAGCTTCAGCAAATATAGGACAACAGTTCGAAGATAGAATAAATCTAGAGCTTAAAGAAGCTGCTGGAATGAATATGAACGAAATCGAAAGTCCTCAAGTAGTTCAATTACTTAAATTCTTAAAAGTAAATCCTTTAAGTTATACTGCAGACGATGTTAAACAGACTGGAGGAGTAGATACTAAAAGGCCTTTAGACTTAGATAAAGGAGCTCAAGATATGGGTTCTACTATATCAGATGTAGAGTTAACTGCTAATGGTACTACATATAATTTATCTATCAAAAATAAAAAAGGAGATAACATATACAACGGTGGTAATGTATCAGCTATTAGATTTAACTCTGATAAGACTAGAATAGTATTAGATCCTGCTACTTACCAAGCAGATACTACTAAAGCAAGAATATTTGATATGTTTAATATAGATCCTGAACAAGTAGTAGTAGGATTAAACAACTATATTCAACAAGAAGGAGAAGGCTCTGGATATGAATCAGTAGACTTCGATAGAGATAAAGTAAGTAGAATGATTGGATCATCAGTAGATTACGGTTATATCTATGTAAGAGAAGAAACTGATACAACTCTTAAATTAATTGATATAGCAACAGCTGAAGATACAGCAAAGTTTACTGGAGAACCTACAGCAGTAAAAATTAAATATCCAAGTAAGGCTTCTAAAACTACAAACGTAGCAATAGATCTAAAAGGCTCAACAGCCGGTTATAGTAAAGTTTTAATAGAGATTCGAAATGCACAAGGAGGCATTGAAAGACCTTCTATTAAAGCTAAAATTTTATAGTTATGGCAAAGGACATAAAAAAAATAATAGCACAGGAGTATATAAAGTGTGCTAAAGATCCGGCTTACTTTATGAAAAAGTATTGCCATATTCAACATCCTACTAGAGGCAGAATACTATTTAATTTATATCCTTTTCAAGAAAAAGTACTACACTTATTTAGAGATCAGCAGTATATTATTACTTTAAAATCTAGACAGCTAGGTATTTCTACTTTAGCTGCAGCATATAGTCTGTGGTTAATGTTATTTCATAAAGATAAAAACGTTCTTGCTCTGGCTACTACTCAAGCTACTGCTAGAAACTTAGTAACTAAAGTAATCTTTATGTATGATGAGTTACCTAAATGGTTAAGATTACCATCAGTTGAAAAGAATAAATTATCATTAAGATTAAAAAACGGATCTAAAGTACAAGCTAAATCATCTTCACCTGATGCTGCAAGATCGGAAGCGGTATCGTTACTCTTAATGGATGAGGCAGCATTTATAGATAATGTAGACGAAACATTTACAGCAGCACAGCAAACCTTAGCAACGGGTGGACAGTGTATGGCATTATCAACTCCTAATGGTATAGGTAACTGGTTTCATCAAACATGGGAAAGAGCTGAAACTGGAGAAAATAGTTTCTTACCTATCAGACTCCCTTGGACAGTACACCCAGAAAGAAACCAAGCATGGAGAGACCAACAGGATGCAGATTTAGGTCCTAAAATGGCAGGACAAGAGTGTGACTGTGACTTTCTTGCCTCAGGTGATACTGTATTTGAACCGGACGATATGGCATTCTATGAAGAAACTTATCAACGTGATCCTTTAGAAAGAAGAGGTGTAGACGGTAATTTATGGGTATGGGAAGGAGTAGATTATAGTAAGTCATATATGGTTGTAGCTGATGTTGCTAGAGGAGATTCTACCGACTATTCAGCATTTCATATATTTGATATAGAAACTGCTACTCAAGTAGCTGAATATAAAGGTAAACTTTCACCTAAAGAGTTCGGTAATGTATTAGTAGGAATAGCATCAGAGTATAATGATGCATTACTAGTTTGTGAAAATGCTAATATAGGATGGGCTACTATTGAACAGATACTAGAACGTGAATATAGAAATATGTACTACAGTACTACCAATAATATGGAATCTGTAGAATCTTATATGTACAAATTCGAGAGAGATAAACTAGTACCAGGGTTTACTATGTCAGCTAGAACTAGACCTTTAGTAATAGCCAAGATGATAGAGTACGTTAGAGACCATTCTGTTACTATACAATCCAAAAGACTCTTATCCGAAATGAGAGTATTTGTATGGAAAAATGGAAAAGCTCAAGCTCAGGACAGATACAACGATGATTTAATAATGTCTTGTGCTACAGCTTTGTATGTAAGAGATACTGCATTAAAACTACGTCAACAGGGTATTGACTTAGCTAGAGCTCAATTATCTTCTTTTAGTAACCTTAACTCACGTAACAACGCTGTTATGCAATCAGTTGGAAACCAGAGAGAAAATCCTTATCTTATTAAGACAAACCAAGGTGAAGAAGACATAAGATGGTTGTTAAAATAGATCTATTTATAATTAAACTAATACCGTAATGGCGGATACTTCCTTATTTGGCAGACTGAGAAGACTCTTTTCTAATGACGTAGTAATACGTAATATTGGAGGAGACGAACTTAAAGTTGCCGACATTAACAGCATACAGAGAACCGGTAAATACGAAACTAATTCTTTAGTTGACAGATTTAACAGATTATATGTACATAATAATAGAAATGTATACAATCCTAATTTAAATTATCAAACACTAAGAGTACAGCTATACTCAGATTATGAAGCAATGGATACAGATCCTATTATTGCATCAGCACTTGATATAGTTTCTGATGAAGCTACTATTAAAAATGATCAAGGTGAAGTATTATCAATAAAATCATCTGACGAAAATATACAAAGAGTACTATACAATCTTTTCTATGACGTATTAAACATAGAGTTTAACTTATGGTCATGGACACGTAATATGCTTAAATACGGAGACTTTTTCTTAAAGCTAGAGATAGCAGAGAAGTTCGGAGTATATAACGTTTTACCTTATACTGTTTATAATGTTGTAAGATCAGAAGGAACAGATCCTGATAACCCTCAGAAAGTAGAATATATTCTTGAACCAGACGGAATTGCTGCTGGTTCTGATCCTTACTATAGAAAATCTAATAACAAACAAAAAATAGTATTTGATAATTATGAAGTAGCTCATTTTAGATTACTATCAGATACTTCTTATTTACCTTACGGTAGATCTTATCTAGAACCAGCTAGAAAAATTTACAAGCAATTAAACTTAATGGAAGATGCGATGTTAATTCATCGTATAATGAGAGCACCTGAAAAGAGAATGTTCTATATTAATGTAGGTTCTATTCCACCTAATGAAGTAGATCAATTTATGCAGAAGACAATAAGCGGTCTTAAAAAGACTCCTTATGTAGATCAAGAAACAGGTCAATATAATCTTAAGTTTAATATGCAGAATATGATGGAAGATTTCTATCTACCTGTACGTGGTGGTGATAATTCAACTAGAATAGAAACTACAAAAGGAATGGATTATGACGGTACTACTGACGTTCAGTACTTACAATCTAAGTTATTTGCCGCATTAAAGATTCCAAAAGCTTATTTTGGATATGAAGGAGACTTGCAAGGTAAAGCTACTTTAGCAGCAGAAGACATTAGATTTGCAAGAACAGTAGAAAGAATACAGAAAATAGTTGAATCAGAACTTACTAAAATAGCACTGGTTCATTTATACACGCAAGGCTTCACAGGAGAAAGCTTAACTAATTTTGAAATTAAGTTATCAACAGCGTCTATCATATTTGATCAAGAAAAAGTTGCACTATTAAAAGAAAAAGTAGATTTAGCAGCTCAAATGAAAGATAGTAAAATGTTTTCTACAGATTATATCTATGAGAATATATTTGATATGTCTGAAGATGCTTATATGGAGATGAGAGATCTCGTTAGAGAAGATACTAAACGTGCATTTAGAAATGCTCAAATTGAAGCAGAAGGTAATGACCCAGCTAAGTCTGGAGTTACATATGGTACACCTCATGATCTAGCTTCTATGTACGGTAGACGTTCAGTAGCTACCCCTAAAGGTGGATCTCCAGAAGAGTTACCAGCAGGGTATTCAGAAGTTGGTCCAGATAAAGAACAGGAATGGGGACAGCCTGGACCTGAAGGAGGGAGACCAAGAGAAAAAGCTTCTGTATACGGTACTAACGACGCTTTAGGAGGTAGAGATCCTTTAGGTGTTCATGGTATGAAAGGTGGATTTCCATCAGATAATGAAAACGTAATGGAGAACATGTCTACTAAATCAATTTACCATAAACATAAAGAAGATCTTAAAAGTATAGTTTTTACATCTTCTAAAGAAAAGGAAAGCGACTTGCTTAAAGAAGATAATATAAAGGATTTAGGTAACTAAGACATATTTATAATAGTAAACGTGTATAATGAAGATAAAACACTCTAAATATCGTAATACCGGATTAATTTTTGAGCTTTTAGTAAAGCAGCTTGCTGCAGATACATTAAACAAAAAAGACTCTTCCGCAATATCGATTATAAAAAAACATTTTACAGGTAAAACAGCACTTGTAAGAGAATTTAAACTGTATGAGTTTATTTTAAAAAATAGACAAGTAGCTCAAGGAAAAGCTGAAACTATACTATCAACTGTAACTGAAATATCAAGAAAAATAGATCAATCTTTACTTAAGAAACAAAAGTACGATTTAATTTCTTCTATAAAGGAAAGTTATAATGTAGAAGATTTTTTCGCTATTCAAACACCTGATTATAGAGCACTAGCTTCTTTATACTGTTTACTTGAAGCTCAAAATAACCAAGACTACGATGTTGTTGATCCTCAGCAATTAGTAAACTATAAGTCTACTTTGTTAGAGCATTTAACAACTAAAAAACAAAATAAGGAAGACGTTAAAGATTCCTTAATAGAAGAATATTCTAAATACGATAAAGATTTAAAACTATTAACTTTTAAGTTTTTATTAGAAAAATTTAACGATACGTATAAAGATCTTTTAAAAGAACAAAAAAGTATACTTAGAGAATTTATTACATCAGGTAACTCTCAGAAACGTTTACGAGCATTAGTTAATAGAGAGTTGGTAGCTATTAAAGAACAAGTATCAAAGTTAAGTTCAAAAGTTAAAGATGATGTAGTTAAGATTAAGTTAGATGAAGTCTCTAAATCTATTTCACCTATAGTTAATAAGGAAAAGATTAAAGATAGTCACTTGATTAATTTAATGCAATACTACGACTTAGTAAATGAGTTAAAGTCTCTGTAATGAAAAAATCAGAGTTAGTTTCGTTGGTTAGAGAAGTAATACAGGAGCTAGACGAAGCAAATGTTACCGGTGGTACAGCAACTTTTACACCCGGAACAGGAGCTCAATATGCTACTCCTTTTGCTTTTGGAAAAAGTAAACGAGCTAAAAAGATATTAAAAAAACAAGGATACAAAGAAGTATAAATGAGAACAGTAACAGAAAAATACAGAGCAGTAAACGAAGGAAACCTCAATAAAGAGGAATTCGTTCGTCAAATGAGATTAGCTTACCCTCAGCACATTACTCAATTCAATGGGTATAACGATACAGTTCAAATCTTAAAGAATAGAGGTTTATTATTCGAGGAGAAAACTATGAAGCACGATGTTTCTGATGAATCTATAAGAAGAGCATTAGATGTTGAGCTTACTAATCTAGGAGCTGATCCTGTTACTTGTAAGGATGGTGAAATGATTGCAAAAGCTAAAGCTAAAGCAATTGCTAACCTATCTAAAGATCCTTTACATTATTATAATCTAATGTCGAATGAATCTTCTAAAGTAGATAAAAACGATCAACCTAAAGAAACTAAAAGAGGAGCTCTCGAAAAAGATACTTTTAACGATATGAAAAAAGCTACGTTAAAAGAAAGAAAAGAAAGATTAGTAGAAGGTACAAGAGCATTAGTTGGATTCTTAAGCGGTGATAGACTTACTACTACTTACAACCATTATGACGGCTATCCTTCTCATTTAGGTAAAGCATTACAGATGCACTATAATGATGATGAAGCTGCTAAAGACTTAGCATTAAAAGGATATATTACATCAATGGATGCTGATACAGGAGAAGTTCAAGCAACCCATAAAGACCCACCGGGTAAGATTAACCTATCAGATAATGATGAGGACATGGCAAGAGAGATTGCTGATGAAATCAACAGTATGGGAGCTGATTATGGATATATTTGGGATGCTAGATCTAATGGATGGGTGACTATTAAAAATACAGGTACACGTTCAATGATTGATCAAGTTATTGCTAAAATGGGTGACTATGGTGAACTAGGAGCAGCAGACACAGAATTAGATGAGACAGAAGAAGAGTACTTAGCTAAAAAAGATGCTGCTATCAAACAAGCAATGGGTAAAGATATAGAAGAAATAGATACTTCTTTAGATCCTTTAGAAGATAAAAAAGAAATTATCAAACAAGTAATTCAGTTGATTAAGAGATCAATGCCAGCTGATAACGAAGAAATTAAAAGTTTTATTAAAACTCATTATAATGATATTATTAATATCGGAGGTGACGATGAAGCAATCTTAGATGAGTTTCAAGAATTCTTATCAGTCAATACAGATTATGTAGACGAAGCAGAACCATTAGATACTACTGCAGCTTATAAAAACGATGATGATACTCAAGACATGATCGATAAGATGAGAAAAGATGGTAAAGATTCAGAAGACTTTG